GGTTAGGTTTGACGATTGAACGGAAAGGCTTACCAAAAAGGCCAAAGCATAATGCGTCAAGCATCGTAGATTTGCCTGAGCCATTTTCACCAACAACAAGTGTATTACTTGTGTTATCTAATTTAATTTCGGTAAAATAATTACCGGTTGAAAGTAGATTCTTCCAACGAACATAACGAAATATAATCATTCAGTAGTTTCTGTGTTTAAAGCTTCAACATAAAGTTCACGCATAAGTGTTTTAAGTTTTTCATTATTTACATTTAAAGTAAGGTTGTCAATATGTTTTGAAAGTATGGTCATTGTATCTTCAGCCTGGTCAATAATTTCTTGGTCAGTATCAAAACTTGTATCAGTAAAATCTTCGACAATAGATATATCTGCTACACCAGCTTTATAAAGGTTATCAATCACATTATCAAATAGATAAGGATTCTGTTTGTTTATAACAATCACTTTCACATATGATTCTTTTAATGTTTCAAAATCATAGGCTTTCCAAAAATCAAAATCTTGAGCACCATCATCATAGTTTAATTTATGGAACATACGATATGGGTTTTGAACAAACTCTAATTCACGGGTATTCAAATCAAATATATGAAAACCTCGTGGGTCATTATAGTCAGCCCAAGTCATTTCAGTAGGAGTGCCAACATAATAGATATGCCCATCGTCTGACTTATGATGGAAATGTCCAGTTATAACCATATCATACTTGTTTAATTTGTTTTTGTCAATACCCCCACGACAAACATTACCACGATCCATTTCAAACCCATCTATTTCAAAATGGCCAAATGATAGTTGTGATTTAGATTCGTTTATTTTCTGGAAGATTTGTTCTTCATTCTCAAGGCATAACCAAGGAATAACATCAACATTAATGCCATCAAAATCAATAGTATCAAAGTCATTAAATACGGTGATGTTATTGTATTCGTTTAGAAGAAGCTGTGATGAATTGACTTCGAGTGTATTCTTAAAAGACACATCGTGGTTACCAAGGATGGTGTAAAACCTAATGTTGTTTTCTTTTAGCTTATCAAAGAAGTATTTACGACACAGATATAGTGAATTAAAATTAATAAACTTTCGTCTATCAAATAAATCACCTAGCTGAAATACGGTATCAATCTTATTTTCAATTAAATAAGGAAAGAATATGTTATCATAAAACTTCTTGATATACTTATGGAATTCCAAAGAATCGCCACGCATACCAAAGTGGGTATCCCCAAGGAGGCAAATTTTCATAAATTAGTGTGTTGCTTGAGCTTCGTTATATTTTTGTTTAAGTGTTTCTATTTCTTTTTTAAGTTCGAGTTTTTGATATTTCATCTTAATAAGGTCCAAATCATTTACAAAATGACTATGATTTTCTTTAATTTGGCTATCTAAAACCAAATGTTCTTCTTCTAAATTTCTAATATGTTTAAACAATTTCTCTTTGTTCATTTAAAACTCCATAGGAATTAGGAAATCTGAATTTTACTTCAGCGCACCCACACATCATAACACATAATAATAATAAAGTCAAGCGTTTCATAGGTAATTATAGGTCTTCAATAAATTGGTCTACTCCTTTTGCCGGTTTATTATCTTTCTTTTTCTTTTTGCTTTCTTCAAAGTTGAATATGAATTCTGATATGTTGGCATACAATTCAAACTGCTTAGCTACACCGTCTGAATCTTCTAACATTTCATGTTCATCTAATATACCGAATTGCTCGGTGGCTTTGTATTTGACATATAGCTGCTTCTTCTCTTTCATAATCCTTCGAAGAAAAGCGTAGTATATGATTTGGGTGAAATATGCAAATGGATTCTTTGATTTAGTTTCATCAAAATTACGGAAATACATAATGCAATTTTCAATGCCATCTGATATCATCTCATCTCGGAAAGAATATGAAATGAAATTTGGTTTGCGTGATAGATGTTCTGCAATCTTTAGAAAGCATTCACCAACATAATTTGGAATTTGTGGGTCATCTTTTTCTGCTTTCTTTGCCTCAGCACATCTTTCTTTATAGTCCACTAGGGCCTTCAAGAAGTCTGCGTTGTTTACATAATGTTTTGGTTTCTTTTCACTCATAATATATCCTTATTTGCCTTAGTTTTACTTGACTTTGCTCTTGACAAGTGTTATAGTAGCGGTGTGTCGGTTGATAGTAATTGCTTAGCTACCCTATCAGTTAATTCTATTACTCTTTTACGATATTCAAATCCTAACATTCCCATCTTCTTGCCTTCATCATATGGAGGCTTTCGTTTAGTGGACAAATATTGATTAGCAGTAATATCTATAATGTTATTATTTACATCAACTGCCCACCAATGGTATATATTCTCATCATCTAAACCTCGATATAGTTTAATTACTTTAGTTCCAAATATCTTCTGTAAGCATCCTGAAGCTGTATGACAATGCCCAAATAAAGGATTAAATTGATTACGAGTTATCCATTTTTTAGGTAACAAGTCAGGTGTTAAATTCTTATGAATGATTTCACTTACTAATTTTAAATTATCTGGTGTATAATCAAGCATCAATGTAATTTCTTCCTTCTTTGAGCATCTAATTCATTCAATATATTCTTAACCTTAATACCTTCTTGTGGGTCTGGTTCTAATTCTTCAAGAGCTTCATCACGCATATATTGTAATTCTTCTTTTAATGTATTTAATACGACATCATTTTTTGCAACTGCTTCAGCCGCTTGTTCAACCATATTTCCATAATATTCTATCAAGTCATCTTTTGGGTCAGCAAAAGTTAAAATATCATCTTGAGTTATGGTAGCTATATTATCAGATATTACCTCAATTGGCAACCATGGGAGCATCATCATTACCGTACCTTTCATTGTTCTTTTAAATATCAAAGTCATTGGATTATTTAATTGAACCAAATAATCATCTTCTGACATAACACAATCAGAGATTAGGTCTTCACCATTTTGTAAGCGAAGAATTTTTATATTATGGGTTGGTTGGCTTGTCATCTTTAAGGTCTATATTATAGTATTTATAGTTAAACTTTTCATCATCATATATTTTAACACGCTCAATGAAATGTTTTAGGGTGTAATTAGTAAATTTACCTAAACGAAAATCATCAGCGATATCAAATAATATTGCGGCTGATTTATCATCTCCTATTCTTAATCCACGGCCAATAGATTGGAGATTACGAATTCTTGATTTAGAAGGTGAAGCAAATATGATATTATGGAGATTGCGAATATTAACACCCGTTGAAAAAGTGCCATAGGAGGCTACAATGATTGCGTCTTTTTCTTTTTCGGTAATTGCACGAACTGATTCACGAACTTCAACATCAGTTCCGCCAAAGACAAAAAACACCTGCCTATTTTTAGCATGGAGTTTGATATTAGCATATAAGTCCTTACCATGTTTTTCAACAAATTGAAATAAAATAAGTGAATTGCCTTCTAGCGATAAAACTAGATTGCGAATAAAATCATTACGGGTTTGATTGGTCACTATGTAATCAATTTCTTGATTGTAATCCCAATCACGAGCTATCTTACAAATAGGAACAGGATATTTTAGAATCAGGCATTTAATTTTAAAATCTGCCAATTGACCTTTGTCAATTAATTCAGATGTTGAGGTTGCCTTATATACAGGACCAAATAAACCCTCTAGGACTAAACGATGTGTTTGTGTGCCATCCAAAGTACCTGTTGTACCTATTCTGTATTTAGAATTTGAGCAACCTGCAAGGATGGTTGTTAATGATTTAGCTTTGAATTGGTGAGCTTCATCACCCAAAACAAAATCAAATTGTTCAAAGTATTCTCCTGGATTTTTATAGATGGACTGCCAAGTAGTAATGGTTAAAAAATTATTGGTGTGTTTATCTTTACCAGAATACTGACGATGACAATACTTATCAGAATCAAATCCATAAGATTTAAAATCGGTAAACATTTGTTCAACCAATGATGTTGTTGGAACAATAAGAAGACCTTTTTTATAACCAGATTCTTGGAGATAACGAACAATCATATAAAGTATGAGTGATTTACCTGAAGCCGTAGGAGATAATAAAAGAATTCTCTTATTGCGAATTGCATGTATAAATGATTTAAGTTGATAATCACGAACCACATGGGGCAAGTTTAATGTTTTGATAAAGGATTCAGCTTCAACAATTGACAATACTTCAGTCAAGGTAATATCAGAATCTATTTCAATGGAGTATTTTCTTTCTTCACAAAACTTTTGAATATAAGGAACAAGACCATGATATATGGTAAAGGTTCTTAAATCAAAAAGTCTTATACGACCATCCCAAAGTC